TGCACCGCAACAAATGTGTAACATGTTACACAAAAACTTAAAGGACTTAAACATGTTTGACTTCACTAAACAAACTAAGCAGTACGAAGAGCTAGCAGCACGTATTAAAGAAATGAATGACTTCTGGGTAAACATCGTAATGGATACTTGGAAAGACTTGTATAGCAAGAAAAAGTAATAAAATCAGGGGGCTACGGCCCCCAACCTTTAGGAATGTGTAATATAATGCACAAAATAGGGGATTCGAATGAGCTCATGGCTTATTATCGTTACAGGTGTAATCTACGCCTACATAGCTGTTGAACAAGGGTTTAAAGGCAACCTACCTATGTGTATCTGTTATATTTGTTATGCGGGCGCTAACGTGGGCCTATATATGATGGCTACAAAGTGAGTTTTACAATATACCAAGCAGACGGTATGAAGGTTATTCAATGGTTTAAGGATATAGACGAACTTCTAGCTTCAATTCTTAAAAATCCAAACGACAGGTACCACAGAAATGACAACAATCGTTGGTGACTGGAAAAGGAAAGTGCTAGTTGCAGATAGTCAGTTTACTGATTCTGATACTGGCATAAAGTACTTTGAAGATAAAATATTCCCTGTAGAAGGTGGTTTTCTTGGGGTTGCAGGAAACTATTGCGATGCGGAAAAAGTAATTGAGTACGTAAACAAAAAGACTAAAGTTAAGCCAAAGTTAAAATCGGACAGTTCGTTCTTGAAGTTAACTAAGGACGGGCTGTTTTCTTGCGGAGATGATCTTGAGTGGGAAAGGGTTCGAACCTTTATGGCTATTGGATCCGGAAGTATGGCGGCTGAAGTTTGTCTGCGTATGGGACTAACTGCCGAAGAGAGTGTAGAATGGGCTTGTAATGTGGATGCAAACAGCAGCGGACCAATCAAAACCTATAAGTTAGACGATGCCATATAAAGATCCCGAGAAGCGCAAAGCGTACCATAAAGAACAAGGCCGCAAGTATTACCTGGCTAATAAAGATAAAGTAATGGCCCTAAGTAAGGTAAACAGGGCGGTAGGAAAAGCTAGGTGGGATACATTTAAACGTACACTTAAATGTACAAAATGCGAACAAAACCACCCAGCCGCGTTAGACTTCCACCACACCGACCCAAGTGAAAAAGAGAACATCGTTAGTAATTTAGTAAGCCAAGGCAGCTTTTCTGCAGCTATGGAAGAAGTGCAGAAATGTATTGTTCTATGTGCAAACTGCCACCGAATCCATCACTACGAAGAAAATAGGGCAAATGCTACCGTTTAAACCCTTAGCGCATTCAAGCATTACAGATCAACTGCTGACCCTAGCCAAAACCCAGGAACATTGGGCGAGCTATTATAACTTTGAAGCTATGCAGGTACCGCTAAAACTATTGGAGCAAGACTCATTCTTTAAAAGACTTCCGAGCCACAAAGCTGGAATACTTAGGTTAAAACCTTATACATGTTACAACTGGCATACGGATACAGACAGGCCAGCAGGTATAAATATGCTACTTAGCTTTGGAAAAAGCCACTGTTTGTTTGGTAGTAACGACGCCGTATCGTTTCCTTTTGTTGAGCTTAAGTACGAGCCAAGCACGTATTACGCCTTTAATACTCAAGTGCCCCACACAGTTTTAAACTTTGAACAAACCCGATATATATTTAGTATAGAGTTTGATAGCTCCATTACATATGCACAATTATTACAAACCTGCTAAGATGCAGGCATTAACAACCAACCTGCTGCCAGAACATGCCGGTCAACGTTGAACCAACACTAAACATACCGCTACCCGATACGCTCGGAAGACCCCCAGAGATGGATCACGCTGATGACATTCGTGTTAAAGCGAATACTGCAATGATTATGCAAGAACTTGGTTCTGGGATAGAAATGACGGGTGATGATATTGATAAAGCCACTAGTCTATTTAATAGTCTCGGTAAAAAACGCACTAAAGAACAAGAAAAAGAAGAAAAAGAGGCAATAAGTAGCCCCGGTACGGCTTTGGCTATGTCAGGATACCTCTCACAGTACGATCAGCAGGTAGTTCAGGATAAAGTACAGCTAAGATCCGTCGTAACTAACCGCTTATTAGAGATTTCCCAGTGCGGCGACACTAAACACGAGCTAAAAAGCCTAGAATTACTAGGAAAAGCCTGTGATTTGTTTACAGAACGTTCTGAAATCACTATTACACACAAAAACAGTGCTGAACTACAAGAAGCTATTAGAGAAAAGATACGCATTTTGATGCAAATGAACACTATAGACGTCACTCCTAAGTCAGAACGGCTTACAAACTCCTTAGATACCATAGATGCACAAGCAGCTGACTAAAAAAGAGCTTATAGCTCTTGAAAAGAACATTACTAAGCTGTCCGAAGCCCAACTCCGGGCCCTATACGAGCAACTAGACGTAGCAGTAGAGGTAAAACACAAAGAAAATTGTCAAGATAACTTTATGGACTTTGTTCATAGAGTATGGCCGGATTTTATCGACGGGGCACACCACTCGGAGATGGCAGCAGCATTTGAAAGGGTAGCAAATGGAAAAATTAAACGTCTCATTATTAATATGCCTCCTCGTCATACTAAGTCTGAGTTTGCATCATACCTTCTCCCAGCTTGGTTTCTTGGGAGGTTTCCTAAAAAGAAAGTTATTCAGACCTCTCATACAGCAGAGCTCGCTGTTGGTTTCGGACGTAAAGTCCGTAATTTGGTGGATTCCGACCTTTATAAGTCTATCTTTCCAGGAGTTGGATTACAAAGTGACTCTAAAGCTGCTGGGCGCTGGGCAACAAACCAGGGGGGAGACTATTTTGCTATCGGTGTGGGAGGCGCAGTTACGGGTAAGGGCGCGGATGTTCTCATTATTGACGACCCTCATTCAGAACAAGAGGCTGCGTTATCTGAAAGTAACCCTGAAATTTATGACAAAACTTATGAATGGTATACGTCAGGCCCTCGTCAACGTCTACAACCGGGTGGCGCGATTATCGTAGTTATGACCCGATGGTCCAAAAAGGACCTTACAGGACAGGTATTAAAATCAGCAATGCAACGTTCTGGTGAGGAGTGGGAGGTAATCAACTTCCCTGCAATCTTGCCGGACGACCAACCCCTATGGCCGCAGTTCTGGAAGCTAAACGAACTTCTAGCGCTTAAAAACGAACTTCCAAATGCAAAATGGATGGCTCAGTACATGCAAGAGCCAACCTCAGACGTCTCCGCTATTATCAAAAGAGAGTGGTGGAAACAATGGGAACACGAAGATCCGCCATATTGTGAGTTTTTAATTCAGTCTTGGGATACGGCATTTTTAAAGACTCAAAGGTCAGACTATTCTGCATGCACGACCTGGGGAGTGTTCTACCGCCCAAACGATCGAGGGGTTGACGTAGCTAACATAATTTTGTTAAATTCCTTTAAAAGACGTATGGAGTTCCCAGAATTAAAACAAACTGCATTTGAGCATTACAAGGAATGGGAGCCTGATTCTATTATTGTTGAGGCAAAAGCTTCTGGTGCCCCTTTAGTTTTTGAGCTAAGAGCAATGGGTATTCCCGTACAAGAGTACACTCCAAGCAAAGGTAATGATAAAATAGCGAGGTTAAATGCTTGCGCAGATCTTTTTGCGTCTGGCAGGGTTTGGGTTCCTTGTACAGCTTGGGCAGAAGAATTAGTAGAAGAGGTAGCAAGTTTTCCTTCGGGCGAGCATGATGACTTAGTAGACTCCATGAGTCAAGCGTTGTTGCGGTTCCGTAGGGGTGGTTTTGTGCAGTTAGATTCTGATGAGCAAGATGAGCCAAAGATGTTCAAATCAAAGCGCAATCAGGGTTACTATAACGTATAGGTTAAAACATGGCAATAGATAAGTCACTCTCGCAAGCCCCGATGGGTTTAGGCGCAATCAATATGATGGACGTGGACAACACCGAGCCTGACCTAGAGATTACGATTGAGGATCCAGAGTCTGTAGAGATTGGCATTGACGGCAAACCAATCCTTAGAATAGAAAAAGGCGAAGACGAAGAAGGCTTTGATGACAACCTTGCCGAGTACCTATCTGATTCTGAATTAACGCAAATTGCTAGTGATATCCTTGGTGATGTTGAAGATGACATGGGCGCTAGAAAAGATTGGATGCAGACCTATGTAGACGGTTTGCAGCTTTTGGGCATGAAGATTGAAGAACGTATGGAGCCATGGCCTGGTGCCTGTGGTGTCTATCATCCTTTGTTATCTGAGACCCTTGTTAAGTTCCAAGCAGAAACCATCATGGAGATTTTCCCTGCTCAAGGTCCTGTTAAGACTCAAGTAATAGGAAAAGAAACACCCGAGAAAAAACAAGCCGCCGAGCGGGTTGCGGATGACATGAACTACCAGCTTACAGAGAAGATGGATGAGTTCCGCCCTGAGACAGAGAGAATGTTATGGGGCTTAGGTCTATCAGGTAATGCGTTTAAGAAGGTTTATTACGATCCAACCTTAGAGCGCCAAGTTAGTATGTTTGTACCAGCAGAAGACTTAATTGTTCCTTATGGTACGTCTAGTTTAGAGCAAGCCCCTCGTGTAGCGCACGTAATGCGCAAGACCGAAAACGAAGTTCGCAAGCTACAAGTAGCAGGCTTTTGGTTAGATATAGAACTTGGCGAGCCCGCTGACAGTTTTGATGAAGTAGAAAAGAAGATCGCCGAAAAAATGGGCTTTAGAGCCACTACGGATGATCGTTACAAAATCTTAGAAGTACAAGTTGACCTTGACCTAGAAGGGTATGAGGACAAAGACGAAGACGGCGAACCTACGGGTGTTGCCCTGCCATATATAGTGACTATTGAGAAGTCTGGTCAGCAAGTCTTGGCAATTCGTCGTAACTGGAGACCTGAAGATGATACTAAAAAGAAACGCAATCACTTTGTGCACTATGGCTATATTCCCGGCTTTGGCTTCTACTGTTTTGGTCTTATTCATCTTATCGGTGCATTTGCTAAATCAGGTACTTCCATTCTCCGCCAGCTCGTTGATGCAGGGTCACTTTCAAACTTGCCAGGTGGCTTTAAGACCCGTGGCTTGCGAGTCAAAGGTGACGATACCCCCATTGCCCCCGGCGAATTTAGGGATGTTGATGTGCCGTCCGGGTCGATCAGGGACAATATCGTTCCCTTGCCTTACAAAGAACCCTCAATGGTTCTTGCAGGTCTCTTAGATAAAATTATTGAAGAAGGTCGTCGTTTTGCTTCAGCAGCAGATCTGAACATAAGCGACATGAGCGCCCAAGCTCCCGTAGGTACAACTCTAGCAATTTTAGAACGTACTCTCAAAGTCATGTCCGCAGTACAAGCTCGCATCCATTACTCGTTTAAAAAGGAGCTCTGTCTCCTGCGCGACATTATTCGTGATTACACCCCCGATGAGTATAGTTATGAGCCAGTTGAAGGCCCACGCCGTGCAAAACAAACCGACTATGACAACGTTGATGTAATACCAGTAAGTGACCCAAATGCCGCCACAATGGCACAGAAAGTTACTCAGTATCAAGCAGCACTACAGTTAGCCCAAGGAGCCCCACAGCTCTACAACCTCCCTTACCTCCATCGCCAGATGTTGGACGTACTAGGAATTAAGAATGCTAATAAGTTAGTTAAGCTGCCAGAAGACCAAAGACCCGAAGACCCTATCTCAGAAAATCAAAACGTTCTGATGATGAAACCGGTCAAAGCGTTTTTGTATCAAGACCACTCAGCTCACATTACTGTCCATCAAACAGCAATGCAAGATCCAAAAATCATGAAACTGGTGGGTCAAAATCCAAACGCCCAAGCGATGATGTCTGCGATGCAAGCCCATATTAATGAGCACATTGCGTACGAATACCGCAAGCAAATGGAAGAGCAAATGGGAGTTACTTTACCGTTTCACCCAGACGAAGACGATGCAGACGAACGTGCTATCCCAGAAGATATGGAAGTTCAGATTTCTCAACTCGCCGCTCAAGCTTCTCAAGTTCTCTTACAAAGAGACAAAACTGAAATGGCCGCTCAGCAAGCACAACAAGCTGCGCAAGATCCTATTATCCAAATGCAAATGCAAGAACTCCAAATCAAGCAAATGGAAGTGGATATTAAGAACCGCAAGCTTGCTGCAGACTCAGCAGCTAAAGCAGATCAGCTTGAAATTGAAAAGCAACGCATTGAATCACAAGAGAAAATTGCTGGTATGAACGCTACTCTTAAGTCTCAAAAAGACCAACATGATCGTTTAGCTAAGCAAGAGGAAGCAGGAGTAAGACTAGGTGTTGACGTAGCAAAAACAAAACAGCAAATAGACTATCAAAACAGACAGTCTCAGCAACAAAAATCACAAAAACCTCAGAAAGGTAATAAATGATTGGAAATTATCTTGATCGTGTAGTCAAACAACTAGACGAAAAAGTAGGACGGTTACAGGAAGCCGTTGGTGCCGGAGCAGCAAAAGATTTTTCCGAGTACCAAAAGATGTGCGGGGAAGTGCAGGGTCTATTAACCGCCCGTCTATACATAACAGACCTTAGAAAAAACTTGGAGTCCTCAGATGACGATTAATAATTTAGCTGGCTCAAACCCCAGTGTGAATTTGTCGCAAGCAGTAGATTTAACAGCATTACTACATAAAACCGAAGAAGAAAAAGCTAGCCAGCTCCCTAAACCGTCTGGATACAGGATTCTTTGTGCTATTCCCGAAGTAGAGAAAGAGCATGAAGGCGGAATCCTCAAAGCCGACGAAACTTTAAGGTATGACGAACTTTTAACCACAGTGCTATTTGTTGTGGATTTAGGTCCAGATTGCTATAAAGATCCAGAACGATACCCCAACGGGCCTTGGTGTAAAAAAGGCGATTTCATTCTAGTGCGACCAAATGCAGGAACCCGTTTAGTAATTCACGGACGAGAGTTCAGAATTATTAACGACGATTCTGTCGAGGCAACAGTAGATGATCCCCGCGGTATTAAACGTAAAACTGTATAGGAGCTATAAATGAACCAAGAATACAAATTTCCTCATGAGCAGGATAAAGATTTACCCGAAAATACTATAGACATTGAATTAGAGATTGAAGACGACACCCCTGAAAAAGACAGGAATAAGGAAGCAATCCCTAAAGAAATGGTGGATAAGTTTGATGCCGCCGACGATGAAGAAGAACTCGATGAAAAAGGCCAAGCCTTACGTTTAAAGCAGTACAAGAAGGTCTATCACGACGAGCGACGGGCTAAAGAAGCCGCTTTTAGAGAGCAGCAAGAAGCTGTTGAGCTTGCAAAACGGGTAATGGAGGAGAATAAAAAGCTTCGTGCCCAGTACTCCGCAGGCGAGAGAACCTACATTGAGACCGTACAAAGCCAGGCCGACCTACAAGTCCAAGTGGCTCAACGTGCTTATAAAGAGGCTTTAGAGTCTGGAGACCCAGATCGCATTGTTGAAGCGCAAACCGCATTAAATGACGCCGGCTATAAAGTACAAAAAGTAAAGGACTTTAGGCCTAGTACTTTACAAGCAGAAGAAAATGATGTACAAATACAACAAGTAGAGCAACAACGCCCTAAGATTGATCCAAAAACTCAGTCTTGGTTGGAACAGAATCCATGGTATGGCACTAAAAAAGCTATGTCCAGTTACGCTGTTGGGATACACGAAGAATTATTGGATGAGTACGGACAGACAATTGTGGGTACTGACCAATACTTTAGACGCATAGACAGAACTATGCGTGATAAATTTCCTGAGTATTTCGATACTTTGGAAGAGGCAGAGTCTAGAGAAGAGGTCCAGAAACCCGCCCCAAAAGCTA